CCTCCAGGTGGCGCCGCGGGTCCAGTTGCATAAATATAGTATGATCCTAAGAGAATTATTTTATATTGATCCTGACACGAGACACGTGGCTAATGACTTGCGTTACGATGCAGGTCGTGATAACGCTATGTTGCATCGCGACGACACTCGTAAAACAAGATTAACTCTTAGACAAATAAACGAACTAAGAAAAAGCACAGAAGCACATATTTTAGAGCAAGAAAGAGAATTAGAATTCATAACCGCAATGTATGCGGCACCTGCTCCGGAAGCTGGCGCTCCTGCTTAATCATCAAAAATTGTCAAAACGACTCGTTTTTGACACATATCCGCCTACTTTTTTAATAAATTTGTAAATATATTACAGCCTTGTATCTATAATCACAGGAGAACACAACATGACTGACCGCGCTCAATTTGAAGCAATGCTTGAAGCTTTGATCAATGAAGATCAAGAAACAGCAAAAGAGATTTTTCACAATATCGTAGTAGGCAAAAGCCGAGAAATCTACGAAGAATTATTAGAATCTGATTTTAAACAAGATCAGGGTAATCCTTACAAAGAAGAGGAAGAAGAGGAAGAAGAAAGTTTTGAACCTAAATCTTCTGAAGAAGGTGAGGAAGAAGAGGAAGAAGAGGAAGATGATGGCGCTGAAGACGACGCAGAAGATGACGGCGCTGAAGACGACGCAGAAGATGACGGCGAAGAAGATCCATTCGGCGGCGAAGAAGACGGCGAAGGCGAAGAAGGCGGTGATATGGAAGACCGCGTTATGGACCTAGAAGACGCACTAGAAGACCTAAAAGCAGAGTTTGAACAACTATTGCAAGGCGAAGAACACGAAGAAGAAAACGAGCCAGGCATTCATGGCGACGGTGAACCAATGCACGATTTAGATGCAGAAATGCATGGCGGAGAGCATGACGGCGCTGGTCCAGATGAATTAGCAGGACTAATGGAATACGTTAACAAGATTGGTGTACCATACGGTCAAGGTGCTTACATTGCTAATACAACAGAATTACAAAACGTTGGTGCAAGTACTGGCGGCAGCTACAAAGCTTCTGGCAATACAAAATCATTAATTGACAACATGAAGAACGATATGGGTGGTACAACTGCTAACATCGCTCAGAACCATGTTGAAGTACACGGTGACGCAGGTGTTAAAGCTGGCGGAACAAAAGGTGGTTTGGAAGCTCCAACTACTAAGCCATTGATTGGTAAAGTACAAAATACACCAGGTGTTGATGCAGGTAAGACAGGTTTCAAGACTCGCGTAAAAGGCGGCGGTATTGATGCACAGTCTGGCTTTGATCAACCAGGTAAGCAAGTAGGCGCTAAAGATTCAAGCGGACGTGGCGAAAGCAACACGAAGTCTTTAATCAGTAAGCGTGTACGTTAATTAGGACACAACATTGAAAAATATGTTATATCTCCGAGAGAATCTCAGTTTCAACGAAGCAAAAATGATCGTTGAGTCTGATGACAAAGACGGGAAAAATTTATACATGTCTGGTATTTGCATCCAAGGAGGAATCCGTAATGCAAACCAGCGTGTGTACCCTGTGAGCGAGATTGGCAAGGCTGTCAAAACCCTTAACGATCAGATTCAAAACGGTTATTCAGTTCTCGGAGAAGTGGATCATCCAGATGATCTAAAAATTAACCTGGACCGTGTAAGCCATATGATAGTTAATATGTGGATGGACGGTCCTAATGGTTACGGTAAACTGAAAATTTTACCAACCCCTATGGGACAACTAATTCGCACAATGCTAGAAAGCGGAGTCAAGTTAGGTGTTTCAAGTCGCGGATCCGGAAACGTCAGGGATGACGGATCCGGTGAAGTATCAGATTTTGAGATTATCACAGTAGATATGGTAGCTCAACCTAGTGCTCCTGGAGCATATCCCACACCAATTTATGAACACCTTATGAATAATAAGGGAGGATTAAATGCCTTACGCATAGCGCAAGAGGTTAAGGGAGATCCTAAAGCACAAAAATATCTCAAAGAGAGTTTATTAGCAATAATAAACAAACTCCAATAATAAGGAGAATCACATGTTGGATGCACTAAAATCTTTATTTGAAAACAATGTGATTTCTGAGGAGATCAAAGAGTCAATCGAGCAAGCGTTCGAGTCTCGTATCAACGAGGCAAAAGAACAAGCTACTCAACAACTACGCGAAGAGTTTGCGCAAAAATATGAACATGACAAAGCAACGATGGTTGAAGCAGTAGATCGTATGATCTCTGAACAACTAGCCGCTGAAATTGTTGAGTTCGCAGATGATCGTGCCCAATTAGCTGAAATGAAAGTTAAGCTAGCTCAAGAAAAGAAGAAAGTATCCGAAACAATGAAGCAATTCGTTGTTCGTCAACTAGCTTCTGAAGTAAAAGAGTTGCACGAAGATCAAGTTACAATGGCAAGCAAATTCGGTAAACTAGAACAGTTCGTAGTAGAGGCTCTAGCTCAAGAAATTACAGAGTTTACGCAAGATAAACGTGACCTAGCAGAAACTAAGGTTCGCCTAGTTCGCGAAGGTCGTCAAGAAATCAAGAAGGTAAAAGAAGCATTTGTTCAACGTGCCGCTAAGATGGTTGAAAATGTTGTAGAATCAGGACTACGTTCTGAAATGGCAACATTAAAAGAAGACATTGAAGCCGCTCGTCGTCAAGACTTTGGACGTAAGTTATTCGAGGCTTTTGCCGCTGAATATCAGTCATCATACCTAAATGAAAAATCGGAAACAGCAAAATTACTCAAAGTCATAGACTTGAAAGATCAAGCAATGAAAGAAGCCGCAAAGGCAGTTGTCAAAGCTGAAGCAATCCTAGAAAGTAAAGAAGTTGAAATCCGTGCTCTTAAAGAGAGTCAAACAAGAAAACAAATCATGAGCGAGTTACTAAGCCCACTTAACAGTGAGCAGAAAGCTATCATGAGCGAGTTGATGGAGACTGTGAAAACAGAACGTCTAAACGAAAGTTTTGAAAAGTATTTGCCTAGCGTTATTGCTGGCAAAGCTCCGCAGAAGAAACAGGCACTAGTAGAGGCAAAAGAAGTTACAGGAAATAAGATTTCCAACAACCAAAATAGCAGTGAGAGCGTATCAAGTGATAGCAATATCGTAGATATACGTCGTCTTGCTGGACTAAAATTTTAAGGAGAAATTTAAATGTCAGAACTATTAAACGGACGTTGGGCAGAGACCAAAGAAGCCCTATTAGAAGGCTTGCAAGGCACAAAAAAATCAGTAATGGGTGTAACACTTGAAAATACTCGCAAGTATTTGATGGAATCCCCAACTGCTGGTGCTACTTCTGCTGGCAACGTTGCAACTTTAAACCGCGTGATCCTTCCAGTGATCCGTCGTGTTATGCCAACCGTTATCGCTAACGAGTTGGTTGGTGTACAACCAATGACTGGCCCTGTTGGACAAATCCACACATTGCGTGTACGCTACAGCGATACATCAGCAGGTGCGAACGTTCTAGCAGGTGAAGAGGCATTAAGCCCATTCAAGATTGCCGCTAGTTACTCTGGTAATGCTAACGATGCAGCCGCTAAGGCCGCTTCAACAGCGACTTTAGAAGGTCAACCAGGTAACCGTCTAAGCATTCAAATCTTGAAACAAACAGTTGAAGCTAAAACTCGTAAATTGTCTGCACGTTGGACATTTGAGTCAGCACAAGACGCACAAGCCCAACAAGGTATTGACGTTGAAGCTGAAGTTATGGCTGCTTTGGCTCAAGAAATCACAGCTGAAATTGATCAAGAAATTATTGCATCTCTAACAAACTTAGCTGGTACAGCAACACAAACTTATGATCAGTCACAAGTTTCTGGTACTGCTACATTCGTTGGTGACGAACATGCGGCTCTTGCTGTTATGATCAACCGCGTAAGTAACTTGATTGCACAACGTACACGTCGTGGCGCTGGTAACTATGCAGTGGTTAGCCCATTTGCATTAACCATCCTACAAAGTGCTACAACATCAGCTTTTGCACGTACAACAGAAGGCACATTCGAAGCTCCTACAAACACTAAGTTTGTTGGTACATTGAACAATGCAATGAAAGTGTATGTTAACAGCTATGCACAAGATACAGCATCTATCCTAATTGGATACAAAGGTGCTAGTGAATCAGATGCTCCAGCATTCTATTGCCCATACATTCCATTGATGAGCAGTGGTGTTGTTCTTGACCCATCAACATTTGAACCAGTCGTATCATTCATGACA